CCTTTGGCTTTAGTCTTAGACTTTTGTTCACCTTGACCATCAGTCTCAGCATCACCTTCATTTGAACCAGATTGGGTTTCATAATCTTCATCACCCTCATCGGACTCAAAATTATCTTGCGGTATATTGCTTTGAGATTGTTCTTCTTTTGAATAGTCCCAAATCTCATTGGTAACTTTGAGAACATCATCCCATGTTTCACAGGTCTGAACACGTTCAACAAATTCCTGTTCTTTTGCATTGAATGCAACAGGAAATGTGTAACCAGATTTTGAATAGATGTTCAAACGATCAATGAACGCCATCGTATTAACATCACGACCAGACAGACCAAAGAAGTCTTTGTCCATGAGTTCATTGAAACCGTTGACAAACGAACGGCGCAGACCAGGGTAACGGCGCTTTTGTCGTTTTTCGATACGTGCATCTTCAACTACATTCAAAAAGCCTTTGTAGTTTTGACCACGTTCATGGACAGCACCGTGCCAACCATCAGCAGGTGTATCAATAGCGTGACCAACTTCATGACCCATCAACAAGTCATAAAGATCGCCCGACATTTGTTCCCAGATAGGGCAAGTTAGAACACGGTTTTTAGGATCGAACATTGCCGTTGGAACTTTGGCATGTTGAACGATAAGATTCTCGGTGGCCATGAGTTTGGCTAGACCGGATTTTTGATTTTGAATGTTGCTCATTCGATAACCCCAACTGTCATTGAACATACATTGTACATGGCATACTGAGGATTGTCAAGTGTTGTATATTTGACAACATTGTATCCCTCTCAAACACTAGAGGAACATTATATCGTAAAGCAATTACTTTGTCAAGTGTTTACTTTATGGCAACAAAAGCGGTAAAACTGTGATTTTGCCAGAAAGAATCGATACGATCAAACGAAAATCCCGCAGTGGCACATTTGTTGATAAGTTCTTTTCTAGTATTTAACTTCATCATATGGCGCAATTGTTTTTCTTTATTAAGAATGTCGTCTGAGGTAAAGTGTTCACGCTTGTAATCATAATAGGTAAATGTTCTTATGTCTTGTATCTTTGAACAATCAGCAATTGTTTTCTCTGCAAAAATAAAAGCGCCACCAGGATTCAAACCTTCGTAGATTTGCCTAATGATTGATGTTCTTTCTTTTTCTTGAATGAATTGTAAGGTGAAAATTGAAGTGACCAAACTACAATTTAGAAAACTGAAGTCACGTACATCTCCACGATGATATTGTAGATGTGCGAATTGTTCTTCATCTTCATCATACGATTTAAAGAAATCTTCTTCTACTTCAATACCAACATAATTTGCAAATGGTGCAAAAGTATTCTGTGCAATCATTGCCTTGAGCAGTTTACCTGTAGAGCAACCAATGTCAACAACATTAGTGTGGTCTTCAACAAAGTATTCTGAATATTTGAGTACATCGTTCCAAAGATTTGTGTAACCACGAATAGAATGTTCTATGTGATTGTCAAACCCTTCTTCTCTTTGTGCAAACGTAAACTTAGTCATAACGATTCCTTGTATGGTTTTAAGATGTTTTCATACACGTGTGATGATAGCGCAGCCATCATCTTAGGTGCAACCATTCTACCCAATCTTTCTGCTTGCTGATCAAACTTTCCAGTCAACACATAGTCATCAGGAATGCTCATGAGTATCTTTAATTCTTTAATTGTCAACTTACGATTCTTTGCATAATGAAATACACCACTCACACCTTTTTGTTGGCCCGCTTGTGTCAAAGTTGGTGATGGTAGTTGAATCGCTGGTCGAATCATATTGAAGCATGAACCTTTTGGATTCTTATCTCTGAATTCTGGGTCAGAAGGTTTAGTATGTTTTGTTGGATTGAATGGTAACAGTTCAATAAATTTCTTCTGAAAAGAACCTTCAACAAAATCAAGTAGTTCTTTCTCCTCATCGGAATCATTTTTTACATGATCAATTGCACTCTTAATACTGATATGCTTTGGTGTCGATGGAATTGGGTAAGTCATTGTGTTCATGTTCAGAAAATTCAAGCCAACTTTGTCGGCAACATCTTGTCGAACACACACAAAGAATAATCGTTCACGTGCTTGTGGTACACCATAGTCAGCAGCATTCAATACATGATGAGTAACAAGGTACCCAGGTTCGATCTTTTCAAATTCATTTTGAAATTGATGTAACTTATCTCTTGCTTTACCCATCGTAATCCCTTTGACATTCTCGGCAATAATTACTTTAGGTTTAATATCTTTGGCAATACGAATAAACTCAAGAAACAAATCTTCAATCGCTTCAACAACTTGATCATCAGAGTATTTCTTGACACCATCTTTAACTTCGTAGCCACCAACAGTTACCATTTCACCCGTATCAAAATCAAAGTAACTCTCCGATTCATAATGAACAGCACCTTTCCAATTCTTTTCACGCTTACCTGCTACGGAAAAAGCAGAGCATGGTGGTGAACCATCAAGTATATCAAGTTCACACTCTTTAAGTTTTGCTGTATCAAGAAAGTCTTGACCTTTTAGTTTTTTAATATCACCAGGTATGATTTTTGTATCTGGAAAGTTTGTTGAGTAAGTTTTAATCGCCTCTTCAACAAATTCATTGATTGCAATAACTTTGCCACCAGCCAAACGGTAACCAGTAGAACTGCCGCCACCACCAGCAAAAGTGCTGACAACGGTAAACAACTCACGTGCAGATGATTTTCTTACATCTTCAATCAAATAATGTTCGTATTTCGCCACGATCTTTCCAATCTCTATAAACATCCAACATTCTTGTTCGTTTTTTATAATTGACTTCGTTACATTGTAACAGGCTCTCAAATGCCTTGTCAACACCCGCACCCAACTGTAAGTTGATATGATTCTTAGGTTTACCTATTTGCTTAAATTCTGGAAATGCTTTCTTGACATGATGTTTCTGTGACGGTCTGTTTAATTCATACCAATCAAACTGTTTAAAAAAATCCATCACAGGTTTTTCTAGATAGGGTGCCACAAACTCTTTACCATAATGTTGTGATAAAAGTTGCTGTTGTATCAGACCTGCTGGATTTTGTTGCTGAAAATATTCATCTCGGAATAAATCAAATCTTTCTTTTGGATCACGATAGTTCATTGCTTTTTTAGACACACCGTAGTGTCCGTCTGCCGCAATTCCAGACAATACATATTTTTCTTTTATAACTGGATAAACATACATGAATGGGAATGTACATTCATAGTGTGTTTTCTTTATACATTTCCATTTAATTCTTAACGTATGGAAATCTTCTTTTAAATTATTTGTTGGAACTATAACTTTGGTGAAATCCCAGTTCATTCTTTTTGACACATCTTCAGATTTTTCTGAGTCATACGTTGATTGATTTCCTAATTGAAATGAATACGCATGTACTTTATAGTTTAATCTATTCGCAGCCAAAGCAATGGACAATGAGTCAGCACCACCCGATAAAAGAACAGCCACTTCTTTGTCATGAACTTTTTCTTGTATAACTTGTTCTAGAATTTTATCTATCATTATTCTTAGAGTTTCTTATTATTTTCTTTACCATTTTTGTTGCTTTTTGTCTTGCCATTTTAAGAGCAAGTGGCTTTACGTAACTAGTATATCTGATTCCATTTAGATGGTCAAGTTCATGTAGGAAACAACGTGCAGATAATCCATGTAACTTTACCTGATTTACATTGCCACTTTCATCGATGAACTCCACTTCAATCCACGATGGTCGATCAACATTCAAAAATAACGCTGGAAAAGAAAGACAACCTTCTTTATCTTTTATCATTGGACCTTGATCAATTACTTTTGGATTGATGCAGACTAGTTGAAACTCTTCTGTACCAATTACAAACATTCTCTCAGCAACACCACATTGATTTGCAGATAGACCAAGACCAGCATACAACTTCATTGTCATCTTCAATCGTTTTGCTAATGTGACCATTGCTGGTGCTGGAAATCCACCAGTGTATTCTGGCATTCTTTGACCAAGCATGAAGTAGTCTTCACCAAAAACTTGTAAGGGTTCAACCTTTTCTATTTGCTGTACGCCAGCTGCGGTATCAATTGTTAGTATCTCACTCATTTCACCATCCTTGAAAAGTTTTTAATTTTCTCAAACCGAATTGTATTCGCAAATTTATCTTGTAGTATGTCACCTTTATGGCTGATGACGAACAAGTTTACTTCATCTAAACCATGAAGAATCTTCATGAGTTCTTCAGTCCCAGTGCTATCAAGACTTGAATCAAACACTTCATCCAGTATCAATAAATTAGTATTGGTAGAGTTTTTAAGTTTTGCAATCGCCCTCCATGTCAACATCAGTGCCATATCAATGCGCTGTTTCTCACCTTCTGAGAAATTGTGGTAACTGAAATCATCACGATGGCGTGACTTAATTGTTTCTTTGAACGACTCATCAAGATTGAAGTTTACAAAGAAA